AGATAGCTATCATGAGTACATTATCGTGAATAGACTATATTAAAAGTGAGTTGAAAAAATGAATGAAGAAGCTACTTTAGTAGACTGGTCTCCTGAATCTATGTTGGAGATTACTCTTAACGATCCAGATGATTTTCTAAAAGTTAGAGAAACTCTTACACGCATTGGCGTTGCATCTCGAAAAGAAAAAAAATTATTTCAATCTTGTCATATATTACATAAACAAGGTAGATATTTTGTTGTCCATTTTAAAGAATTGTTTTTACTCGATGGTAAAAAATCGACTCTTGAAGAGAGTGATATATCTAGAAGAAATACAATTGCTACATTAATTTCCGACTGGGGATTGATTACAATAGATAATCCTCAAAAAGCTTTACCAGTTGCGCCTTTAAGACAAATTAAAATAATTTCTTTTAAAGATAAAGGCCAATGGGAATTATGTCCAAAGTATAATATTGGTCGAAAATAATATTTTTTTTTGATATAACCTATTTACTTTTTTAAATAAAGTACTATATATACTATAGAGGCAATTCGTAGGAATTGTCCAAAGACGGAGGGATGCAGAATAATCTGGTCCCAGAACATTCTTGCTTGGAAGAGGAGAACACCAAAATGACAGGCATACAAACACTATTTCCGCGATCATCTTTTGTAGGATTCGATCATCTGTTTAATGAAATGGAACATACCGTTCGTCACGCAGCTGATCATTATCCACCCCATAATATTATTAGAGCATCTGAACACGAGTATCTTATTGAACTTGCAGTTGCTGGTTTTTCAAAAGATGAATTATCAATTGAAGTTAAAGATAGAACTTTAATGATAACAGGAGAACACGTAAGCAAAGGAAGAGACTTTATTCATCGTGGTATTAGTACCAAGAAGTTTAAACGTACTTTTCGATTGTCTGAACACGTTCAAGTAAACGGAGCAGATATTCAGGATGGCATACTTGCAGTAGAATTGAAGTATGAAATACCAGAAGAAATGCGTCCTCGTAAAATCAATATTGGTCAAACGAGGAAAACAAATGACACAAGTAATATTAATAGCACACAACTACTCAACGAAAGCAATTGAGCTAATTATTGAATCACTATCTTCATTTTGGAAGCATCTAAAATTTAGAAACGGTGTTAGAGAAACACGTAATGAACTTAAATCATTAAATGATAAAGAATTGCGTGATATTGGTATCACAAGAGGTGATATTGAAGCAATTGCACGAGGTGACTGGGAATTTGTTCGAAGAGCAAACCATCGTTATTCCGAACCATCATCCAATCCTAATTTAAAAGGATGGAGCTAATGGCAACAAGTATAGCATCTACTATATTTTCGCCATTGTCGGGATTTTGGTCTGCATTAGAACGCTTCAACTTGACAATGGGATATTCCAAGGCAGCGGCGGAACTCGCACGAATGGGATATTACGAGGAATCGAGAAAATGTATGATGGAAATACAAAAATTGCGTAGCTAACAAAAAAGGGCAGAAATGCCCTTTTTAACTTTTTAACACAAATATAAAAGGAACACACACATGACACAGAAAAATCCCTTTGAAATTAGAGCTGAAATGCTTCAAATGGCTAAAGACTATATGGATCAGCAATATAAAATGAATATTCAACTTGCAACTGATATGTATGATCAAGGTCAAAAAAATATGGTAGAATTGCAGGATGCTTACAAAATGTATTCAGTTGAAGATATGATGGCAAAGGCCAAAGAAATGTATTCTTTTGTCTCGAAGAAAGATTAAAGGTTTACATTACTTCTATATTATGTTATAATTACTCCAATGACGGAGGAATGTTTTGAATAATTTTTACACATCAGTTAATCGGTATGGTAATACTATTTTATATAGAGGCTATACTGAAAATGGTACTCGAATAGAAGATCGTATTAAATTCGGTCCAACACAATATTTGCCATCGAAAGAACCCACAAAATTTCGTTCTTTCGATGGTGGATATCTAAATGCTATTAAATTTCAAAAAATGAGTGAGTCAAAAGATTTTCTTGAAACTTATAAAGAAATGGAAGGCGTTAAAGTCTATGGCACTCGAAACTATATCCAACAATTTATTACAGATAAATTTCCAGATAATATAAATTTTAATCAAAATCACATTAACGTTGTTAATTTTGATATTGAAGTAGCATCTGATGATGGTTTTCCTATTCCAGAAGAAGCAGCATATCCTATTATATCAATTGCTCTTAAATCTAGTAAATCTTCTATTTACGAAGTGTGGGGTTTAGGTGAATACGATACAAATAAAACAGAATTAGAAATGAATGGTGATCTAATCAAGTATCATAAATTTGATACTGAAAAAGCTATGTTAGCTTCCTTTTTACACTATTGGGTAAACAATTATCCAGATGTTATTACAGGTTGGCATATTCGTTTCTTTGATATTCCTTATCTTGTAAATCGTATCAAAAATATTGGTACTGAAGAAGCAGCCAATAAACTTTCTCCATGGAAGCTAGTTAATGATAGACAAATAACTAAGATGGGTCGTACTCAGTATAGTTATGAATTAGTTGGTATTCAAACCGCAGACTATATTGAATTATTCAAAAAGTTTGGTTATTCATATGGCGCTCAAGAATCTTATAAGCTTGACCATATTGCTTATACAGTTCTCAATGAAAAAAAATTATCTTATGAAGAACATGGTAATCTTCACAGTTTATATAAAGCTGACCATCAAAAGTTTATTGACTATAATATTAAAGATGTTCAACTTGTAGACCGTATTGATCAAAAGATGGGTCTTATTAATCTTGGATTGACTATGGCATATAAAGGTGGTGTTAATCTTGGTGATACAATGGGTACAACTTCAATATGGGAATCAATCATTTATCGAAGACTTCTTAAAAATAATATAATATCACCAATTGAACAGATTAAACCATGTATGTATGCTGTTCATGGAGCTACTGAAACTTCAAAGAAAAACCCAGCTGGTAATTTAGATCGTACCCGTGAACCACAAAAATCTCACGCAATTGCTGGAGGTTATGTTAAAGATCCACATGTTGGTTCACATGATTGGGTCGTATCATTTGATTTAAATTCTCTATATCCAAACATAATTGTTCAATCTAATATATCTCCTGAAACTCTTGTAAAAGATAAATCATTTGGTGAATATACCCAAGGTGTTGATCACTATTTTATTGATGGTCAGGCTGCTTCTGATGAGTATTCTATATGTGCAAGTGGTGTTCCATTTAGTAAAAATAAGCAAGGTATTATTCCTGAATTAATTGTTGAATACTATGCTGAACGTAGTGTAATTAAACAAAAAATGCTTAAAGTAAAACAAGAGTATGAGCAAACAAAAAATACAGCTCTTGAGTCAGAAATTAATCAGCTAGAAAATAATCAAATGGCTATTAAGATTCTACTTAATTCTTTGTATGGCGCGATGGCAAATAAGTATTTTAAATATTTTGATAATGCTCTTGCCGAAAGTGTAACTCTTACTGGTCAACTTTCAATAAAGTGGGCTGAAAGAGCTATTAATGTTGAAATGAATAAAATACTTAAAACTAAAGGAAAAGATTATGTTATTGCTATTGACACTGATTCAGTCTACATTAATTTTGGTCCTCTTATTGCTCAACTGGCGCCAAAGGACCCTGTTAAAGCATTGGACAAAATTTGTAAGACACACTTCGAACCCATAATTGCTAAGTCATATGATAAATTATTTCATAGATTAAATGCTTATACTCCTCGTATGGAAATGGGTAGAGAAGTTATAGCTGATCGTGGCATATGGACAGCAAAGAAAAGATATATTCTCAATGTACATAATAATGAAGGTGTACAATACGCTGAACCAAAACTTAAAATCATGGGTATTGAAGCTATTAAATCAAGTACTCCCGAAGTAGTTCGTGATAAATTTAAAGAAGCTTTTAAAATAATCGTTACTGGATCTGAACTTGCAACTCGTAAGTTTATAGATAACTTTAGACAAGAATTTAAATCATTACCTCCTGAAAAAGTATCATTTCCTCGTGGCGTTTCAGAAGTATCCAAATGGCAAGATAGAAATTTAATTTATAAAAAGGGTACACCAATTCATGTTCGTGGTTCTCTTTTATATAATCATGAAATTAAAGACAAAGCTCTTAATAAGAAATATGATATGATACAAAATGGTGAAAAGATTAAATTTACTTATCTTAAGATGCCTAATCCTATTAAAGAAAATGTTATATCCTTTCCTGAATACTTACCACCCGAGCTTAATCTTCATAAATATATAAACTATGACATACAATTTGATAAAACTTTTATTGAACCGCTCACGCCAATTCTTGATGCTGTTGGCTGGTCAGTTGAAGATATAGCAACATTAGAGGATTTCTTTGGATGACAAATATTAATATTACAACAAATCCAACTGGCCGAAGCCCAGAAAATAAATACTTTTTTGGAGAAAAAACAAAGTGTTTAGATAAGACTCGACCAAAGTATTATAAAATTGGAGAGATGGAAGACTTTCTTCAACTTGCAGA